TTCATTGGATTATGGTTGTGGAAAAGCAGGGCTTTATATAAATGAAAAAATTCATTTATCGTGGGGAATTAAGAAGATAGGACTTTATGATCCTGCAATACCAATGTGGTGTAATTTACCAGGAGACAATTTTGATTGTGTCATTTCTACAGATGTTTTAGAACATGTTCCAGAAGAAGAAATAAATGATACTTTAGAAGAAATTTTTACATTATCAAATAAATGTACTTATTTAAATATAGCAATGTATCCTGCCCGCCATATTTTACCAAATGGTGAAAATGCTCATTGTACTTTAAAACCAAAAGATTGGTGGAGAACTAAAATAGCTGAAACAATAAAAGAAAATATTGAAGTTCATGTTGTATATTCGTATTCACATGGTGTTGGAAATACAGAATATGAAATTTATAAAAAAACATGATTTTTTGTATAGGTAATGGTAAGTCAAGACAAAAAATAGACTTGCATTTTTTGAAGAAATACGGTATAATATATGGAAGTAATGGTCTTTATCGTGATTTTGCTCCCGATAAACTTATTGTGGCTGACCCAGAAATGCTTAATGAAATAGTTGAATCTGGTTATTCTAAAAAAAATGTAGTTTTTACGACCGAGTATGGATACAAAATCTCTCCAACAAGGAGACTCTCCAATTTTCTCCAGTCACGTGATCGAGATCATAAAATTTCTTTAATACCCTTTAAGAAGATATATCCAGTAAATACTGGATGGATAAGCATTAGATTGGCTTATCATTTTCATCCAGAACATCAAATATATATGATAGGATTTGACTTATTCGGTGATAGAAATAATATTTATGATGATACTAATAATTATCCAACAATAATGCGTGGAATATCAGCTAATAGGGAATTTCATTCCGCGGAAGATGAAAGAATTGGATTGTTTTATTTGTTAAAAGATCATTTTTGTCCAAAAATAAGATTAACAAGAGTTATTGATGATGATACAAAAATTGAAAATATTGATAATATAACAACAGAACAATTTATGGAAGAAATAACGTGGCAGTAGTTATAATAGGTAATGGAAAATCCAGACAACATATGGATTTAAATAAAATCAAAGAAAAAGCATGGACATTTGGATGTAATGCTTTATATCGTGATTTTGCTCCTGATTATCTTTTAACCATTGATTCTCATGTCACTCATGAAATTATGGATAGTGATTATTCTTTAAACAATAAAGTTGTTATTAGTAATATGAATTCTCTTCCAGGAGAAGTTAGAGATTCTATGGAGATTCCTGATGGCGCCACATTTTATGAAAATGAACCAACTGGTTATGAATTCATTTTTAATGGATATAGACATCATTATTATATAACTTGGATAAAAGAAAAAAGTCAAATAATGCATATCCCTTGGCAAGATGATGGTTGGGGATTAAGTGCTGGTATACAAGCTATAAGATTAGCACATATTTATTATCCTAAAGAAACAAAATATTTGGTAGGTTTTGATATATTTGGTGAAAGAGATAATATGTATGATGATACTAATGGATATCCATCAGAAGGGGCGCCTAATGATATGATACAAGAATTTATAGATGGTTTTAAATACTTACTAAATACTTATGATGATTTTGTAATTAAAAGGGTTATTGATCAAGATCAATCATTAGAAAATATACCAAATGTATCGGAAGACGAACTATGGCAGAATCTAGCAACCAACCAAAAAATTTAAATTATTTTATACCCACGGGTTTTAAATTTATGATTCAGAAAATTCCAAACGTGAATTTTTTCTGTCAATCATGTAATTTGCCTGGTTTATCATCGGGTCAGTATTTACAGGTAACTCCTCTTAGAGATATTCCTATTGCGGGAGATAAAGTACAGATGAATGAACTACGTGTTAGATTTATAATAGATGAAGAATTGAAAAATTGGTTAGAAATTTATGATTGGATAAAAGGTCTTACTTTTCCTGATAATACAGAACAATATAGAAAACTTGCAGAAGCAAATGTGCCTAATCCTAGGGGAGACTTATATTCTGATGGCACATTATCAATTCTTACAAGTAATAAAAATGTTCAATATGTGGCAAAATTTACAGATTTGTTTCCTGTAGATTTAACTGATATAGAAATGTCTTCTGATGTTGCTGATTCAGAAGTTGTTGCCGCAGATGCTACATTTGCATATTCCACATACAATATAGAGAGAATGATCGGAGAACATTAATTATGAGGTATAATGAAATTAGAAGATATTCAAAAATTATGGACCAGTGATTGTGTTCTAGATGATGTACAATTAGATGTAGAATCAAAAAGAATACCCGAACTTCACAATAAATATTTTAAAATTTTTTCAGAAGAGAAATTAAGACTCGTAAAATTCGAGTCGAAGAAGAAAGAACTGTCTAAATTGAAATGGCTTTATTATACAGGCAAACTTGATAAAAATAGTTTAGAGAAAATGGACTGGGAACCGTTTGAGTTAGATATTAAATCTAGAAATAAATTAGATTTAGATAGATTTTTAAATTCAGATAAAGATATGATTGATATGCAAGAAAAACTTGAATATCAAAAAGAAAAAATTAATTATTTAGAATCAATTATAAAAACAGTTGTCAATAGAAATTTTTTGATTAAGAATATAATTGATTGGAGAAAATTTACTTCAGGAGCATAATGTACGATTATTTGATCGTTTCGCCTCAATTATTTGAAATTGATGGGGGCGCTATGGGAGGAACCGAAAGACAAGTTTTAACAGTTGCGGAAAAACTTGCCAGTGAAAATTTTAATGTTGGATTAGTACATTCTTTAACAGATGGACATGATAAAATAATAAACAATGTAAAACATTTAAATTTTTATAGACATTTTTATGCTAAATCAAGAGTAAGACTAATTTGTAATCATATTAATTATACTGGTAATACTTGGAAGTATTATCAAATGTTTAATCCCCATATTAAAGCATTATCACCTTTAGAAAAGAATTCTGGTGATAAAAATTATATTTGGTTACATAATTGGTCAACTTGTCATGAAGAAGTTCCTAGAATATTTTTATCAGATGCACTCAAATCATATGTACATGATAAAGGAAAAAAAGTGGAGGGCGATCAAACTATTCATTATATGATTCCGAAGGGTATGGATAAACAAAAACCAAAAGAAAAGAGATCAGATTATCTTTTTTGGATGAGTGCTTTTGGTAAAGGATTTAAAGAAGCATTGATGTGCTATGTTGCTCTTTATGATAAAGGAATGAAAAGACCTTTTTATGTTTGTTGTCCTCCTCAAAGACAAAAAAGAGATGTAAAGATATTTACAGATTTAATCAAAGATATTAATAAACATAATTATCCTATTCATTTTTTAGGAGAGTTAAATTATGAAGCAGTTTTAAAAACTTTAGCAAATGCCGCCTGTCTTTTTAGAGTGGGCATGCCCCAAGAAACATTTGGTCTTATTTATCTTGAAGCAAATAAATTGGGAGTACCTGTAATAACATATGAATCAGATGCGGCTGAAGAAATATTGACAGATAAAAATAACATGTTTATAAGAAAAAATACAACTATAGATGATGTTTATGATTGGACTGTGGATATTGAAAAAAGAAAAACATCAGTTGATATGAAAAAATTTGACCCTAATAAAATTATTAAAAAATGGACTAGCTTATTAAAATGAATGATATTAAGAATTTTATAAAAAATGGTGTTCAGTTTGCTTATCCCGTTCAGTGGAAAAGATGGGAAGTTATTAATCTTTTTATTACAGAATTCAATTTTAAATCAGGCGTTGAAATTGGTGTTAATGAAGGTGATAATATTTTTAAAATAGCAGAAAGCAATTCAAAATTAAAAATTTATGGTGTTGATCCATATAAAGTACAAAAAGAAAATACCTTGTATGAAAAAAATATAAATGAAGGATATAATGATGAATCTTTAAGTATAATTAAAAGAAAGATATTGAAAGAATCCCTTAAATATCCGAATCTTAAAATAATTGTAGATAGGTCTGACAATGCTTCAAAACAATTTGATAAAGAATCAATTGATTTTGTTTTCATAGATGGAGATCATAGTTATGAGAGTGTTAAAAATGATATAAATTGCTGGGAACCAAAAGTAAAAGAAGACGGTTTAATTATGGGGCATGATTATAATTGGGGAGATGTTGCAAGAGCAGTTGGAGAAAATTTTACTGAAGTTTGGATATTACCCGATAGTGTTTGGGCGGCTTCAAAAATTTGGTTAAGAGATGATAGAAAAAATTTCAATAGACAAGAAAAATGAAGTATATATGTTGGTTCAAGCAGAACCGGGTATTGAGCAGGAAATAAGTGAATATTTTACTTTTTTTATTCCTGGTTACAGATTTATGCCATCTTTTAAAAATAAAATGTGGGATGGAAAAATCAGACTTTACAATTTAAGATCAAAAGAATTGTATATTGGATTATTAGATCATTTACTTAGATTTACAAAAGAAAGACAGTATGAAATAGAATATAAAAGTTTTCCAAAAAGTTTAAATAAATATAATAAAGAAGATTATGAAAGATTTGTCAAAAGTCTTGCATTGAATATTCATGCCAGAGACTATCAGATTGATGCGTTTTTATACGCTATAAATCATGAAAGATGCTTGCTTCTCTCTCCCACAGCATCGGGCAAATCTTTTATAATATATCTTCTTTTAAGATATTATCAACAAAAACTTCCAAATTTTAAAGCATTAATAGTCGTTCCCACAACATCTTTAGTTGCACAGATGAAAAGTGATTTTGCGGATTATTCTAAAACAGATAATTGGGATGCTTCAGAAAATATTCATCAAATTTATGCGGGTAAGGATAGAGTATCATCTAAACCAATTTATATTTCCACTTGGCAGTCTTTGTATAAAATGACCATTAATTATTATGCAGAGTTTGATTTTATTTTAGGTGATGAGGCACATCTTTTTAAAGCAAAATCTCTCACATCAATAATGGAAAAGACAATTAAAACAAAATATAAATTTGGAACAACAGGAACTTTGGATGGAACATTAACTCATAAATTAGTTTTAGAGGGATTGTTTGGAAAAACTCATACAGTAACAACCACAAAAGAGTTAATAGACAAAAATACATTATCTCCATTTCAAATCAAGTCTTTAGTTTTACAATATCCTGAAGATTTGCGTGAACAGGTTAAATCATATAATTATAAAGAAGAAATCAATGTTATTGTTTCTAATGAAGCAAGAAATAGGTTTATTAGAAATCTTGCAATAAGTTTAAGTAATAATACTTTAGTGTTATTTCAAATGGTAGAAAAGCACGGAAGAATAATTTATGATCTTATAAAAGAAAAGGCTAAAGATGGAAGAAAAATCTTTTTCGTATATGGCGGAACAGAAACAACTGATAGAGAAGATATTCGAGGAATCGTTGAAAACGAAACAGATGCCATCATTGTTGCGAGCTATGGCACCTTTTCTACTGGCATCAATATCACTAATTTACATAATGTCATTTTTGCTTCTCCTTCTAAATCAAGAGTAAGAAATTTACAAAGCATAGGAAGAGGACTTAGAAAAAATGAATCGAAAGAAATAGCCACGTTATATGATATAGCGGATGATTTTTCTTATAAAAGTTATAAAAATTATACTTTAAAGCATTTCGTAGAAAGAATAAAACTTTATAATGAAGAACAGTTTGAATATACCATTATAACCGTTCCGATTAATTCTTAATTTTTTTCTGTATGATTAATTATATATAAAATCAATAAATGCCTTGACAAATAACACACATTTATGATATTATAGTATATTATATTAAGACATTTAACAAGGAGAAATAATGGCCAATTATATAAACAATGAACATTTTCTTGAAGCCATGATTGAGTATAAAGAAAAAATTAGCATTGCCGTAAAGGAAGGTGTAGAAACCCCCCCTGTTCCAGATTATGTGGGAGAGTGTTTTTTACTTATAGCACAAAGACTTTCTTTTAGACCAAATTTTATAAATTATGCATTTAAAGATGACATGATTTCTGATGGCATAGAAAATTGTCTTCAATATGTCAATAATTTTAATCCAGAAAAATCAGCAAACCCATTTGCATATTTTACTCAAATAATTTATTGGGCTTTTGTTAGAAGAATTCAAAAAGAAAAAAAGAATTTATATATTAAATATAAAGAAATGGATAGATTGTCTTATCTTGAAGATCATATAGATAGCGGTCCTGATGATACTAAAGAGTATTTGAATTTAATAGGATCTGCTGATTCTAGAGTGGCTATAGCTAAATTTATAGAAGATTTCGAAGAAAAAAGATTTGCGAAAAGAAAGAAAAAAGAAGACGAAATACCCGAAGATAAGAAAGGTAATATTATTTCTAACATAGGAACAGTTTACGTATGAAAATAGCATTAATCACGGATACTCATTGGGGAGCAAGAAATGACAATGTGATATTCTCTAATTATTTTCGTAAATTTTATGATAATATTTTTTTTCCTCTTCTTGAGGAACGTAATATTAAAACATTGATTCATTTAGGTGATGTTGTTGACAGAAGAAAATATATCAATTTTAAAACTGCTAATGATTTAAGAGAAAATTTTGTAGAACGATTGTGGAAAATGGGTGTTGATACGCATTTCATAATTGGCAATCATGATATTTTCTACAAGAATACCAATGATATAAATTCAATGACCGAATTATTTTCAACACCAGATGGTCTTTATGAACCTTGGGTTTATTCAAGTCCCAGAGAAGTCGATTTTGATGGTACTAAAATGATAATGATGCCTTGGATTACTTCAGACAATTATATAGAATGTATGAATGCTATTAAAAAAACATCTTCACAAATTATGATGGGCCATCTTGAAATTAGTGGCTTTCTAATGAATCATAATCAAATATGTGATTATGGTATTGATATGAACACATTTTCTAAATTTGATTTAGTATATAGTGGACATTTTCATCATAAGTCTACACAGGGAAGTATTACTTATCTCGGTAATCCTTATGAAATAACTTGGTCTGATTATAATGATTCAAGAGGATTTCATATTTTTGACACTAAAACAAGAGAATTAGAATTTATTCAAAATCCTTATCATATGTTTCATAAAATTTATTATGATGACACTAAAGAAACATTTGAAACGATTAAAGAAAAAAATTATGAAAAATATACAGGATCTATTGTTAAAGTTATAGTTGTACAAAAACAAAATCCATATTGGTTTGATACGATGTTAGATGAATTATATAAAGTAGAAGCAGTGGATATATCAGTTGTGGAAAATATCGATCTTGAATTTGAAGATGATGATTCAGTTATTGATGAAGCTGAAGACACTCTCACTATTTTAAGTAATTATATAGATACATTAAACATACAAAAAGATAAAAAAGAACTTGACACTTTAATAAGAACACTCTATAATGAAGCATTAGACTATGAAATCGCGGCCTAAAAAAGAAACAAAAGAAATAGAATTAAATTTAGATGACGAAATTCTTATAAAATTGGCATTAGATGCACATAAAAGAAATGTGTCTTTAAATACCCATATTAATGATATTTTTAAAAAAGAAATAAAAAATTCAGAATATAGTTTTGAAGATGGATCAAAGCCTCAATTTCTTACTGAAGACTAAACTTGATGAATTAGCAGTTTTAGAAAAAGAATACATCAAGACCAATAGACACGGATATCACAGTAATGTAGATATAGCATACGCTAAAGTACTTTCTTGCCAAACAGAAATAATTGAAATATTAAAATCAAACTATGATAAACTTTCATAGAATTCGATGGAAAAATGTTCTTTCCACGGGTCAAAATTTTATTGAAATTGATTTAAAACGAAATTCAACAACTTTAATAGTTGGAGAAAACGGGTCTGGTAAATCTACTATATTAGATGCTCTTACTTTTAGTTTGTTTGGAAAAGCATTTCGAAATATTAATAAGGCGCAACTCATTAATTCAATTAATGATAGAAATTGTCTTATTGAAACAGAATTTACAATTGGTAAAAAAAATTATCTTGTTCGTAGAGGCATCAAACCAAACCTATTTGAGAT